TGATCAACTTGGATACACAGCAGAATTATTTAGTAGAACAGAAACAAGTCTTACAAATTCTGGTGCTACAAATGGTCTTATTGCTTCTGGGACATCTGCAAAAACAGTTACTTTTACTGACCCTTTCTTTACAGGTCAGGCAAATACAAGTATTCCAGCTAATCGTTTGAGGCCATCTGTAGGAATCACAATAGAAAATGCAGAAGCTGGTGACTTTTTCCGTTTGACGGCTATTTCTGGAACTGCCTTCACAATTGAAGTAAAAAACAGAGATACATCAAATAACACTACATTTGTTGATAGAAATTTTAAATATTCTGCAACAGGATTTGGGCGTGGTAGTTAATTTTAAAGTAGGATATACTTATAAAAAAAAGGTTTAGGCAATGGCAACACATGACTACGTTATAGATAACTCAACAGGGGCTAATGTTCGTGCTGATATTAATAATGCTCTTGCTGCAATTGTAAGTAATAACTCAAACTCATCAAGTCCATCTACTACCTATGCCTATCAATGGTGGGCTGATACTTCCAACAATGTTTTAAAAATAAGAAACTCAGCAAATAACGCATGGATAGAACTTTTACAACTTGACGGCACTTTAACCCTTGAAGATGGTTCTGCAAGTACACCAGCATTAGCTTTTAGAGATGA